GATATCATCCCGAAGCAGGGTAACAAAACCGTCAACCTGTTCCTTGGTGTAGTAGTTTGCCAGTGTGTCAGCCAGACCATCTACGACAGCCTGTGCTTCTTGTGCGCTCTGTGCAGCCTGAGTGGCAGCAGTCTGTGCCTCACCAACCTTCTGGCTCATCGTAGCCAAGAACTGAGTATACCAGTCATCGCCGGTCGGATCGGTCATTGCGGTGCCGGTAAGTGCTTTCAAAACATTCAGCTTTTCGTTCGGCTTTGTACGCCACAGATAATTCTTCGATTCACCGCTGCTAGGTACGGTAATTGCACCAGTCGCCATAATTTCAAACTTCAGCACACCCTCTTTGATGGTGGCATAGTTGCTGACCATCCAGTAGAACCGGATTCTATCACTGCTATAGCTCACATTGATAGGTGCGGTATAGTTTTCAGCATTATTGGCGTTTACATAGTGAATTTGAATCGTCATAGTCATCAAGTCAACGCCATCGTAATAACGCGGCATCTCAAACGGAATTACCTGACTATTGTTTTCCTGTGTGATATTTACCTGAGTCGGACTCAGTGTGATTTCTTTATTGGTATCAACCGTAGAAAAATCATTGTCCGAGAAGGTATCAAACCACGTATAGTTACCACTTCTAGTGAAATTCTGGTCTTCCACAGAGAAGGTTGCCACATCCTCATCACAATCAACCACTGGACTAGCATCTTCCACGGAAGCCTCCATCGTCATTGCGGGGCTTGCAGCGACCATACGTTTGGATTCTTCAAATGATAATGCCATCTACTCACTCCTCTCATTAAGTATCTTTCTTATTATCGATATATTTTTCTTTGAGGACATTCTCATAAGTGATATAGGGATAATACGGATAATAGCGGCTCAATGTAACATTCATTGTGCCTTCTCCAATGTTTTTATCTATCTTTTTTATAATCCACTCAACTGCAATATCAGACTTTAAGTACTTTGCTGCATACTTTACCTTTTCATTTACGTCAAGCCACGGAATCATGTGCATACTTAATGTGATAGAATCCGTCAGTCGGCAATTTTTCCATAGCGTGTATTTACATACCGTCATGGTTGATTCGTCCGATGTATATCCGTCAAACTCACTACCCGAGCACACAAGGTTTCTTCGCCCGATTTTATCAATCGTCAACCGACTATTGTATAAGTCATCAATGCGGTTTGGGTCATTTACGACAACGTACTCAAGGTTGTCACATGCCTCCGCAATCTTGTCTGCCTCAATTTGTTTTGCGGTCGGCATTGCATCCACAAACTTCGTCATAGCATGAGACTGAGACTGACCAATAAAATAGACCCGGCTCTCAATAAGAAGAGCAGGGTCTGATATCTGGATCTCTGTATTCGTTGCTGGATTATACTTCACATACACGGTGTCATAATTTTTCGTGGATGGATTATAGATTTGTTTCGGGTAATAGCGCACCTGTGGATCACGCTGTTCTTTTTCGTATTTGCCTGTAAGTGCGTTAAACTTATATGTGAATGCACCATCAGTTGCCTGATTTAACCAGTGCTCACCATATTTTATGACGTAATAACGCCCTTTCTTTAGTAGAGAGGTATCTTCTGGTTCGTCCTCTCCTTTTTCGTTGGTAACAGCCTTAAACAACATCATAGGTCCATACACTGCACGTGTCGTTTCCCGATACTGTCCTTCTCCAGTCGGATTCGATTTAATTGTCGTAACAAGGTTCTCAACACAGATTCTTGCATTTATCGCAATATCTTCTGGGCAAATAAACGAAAATCTTGTACCGTCCTGAATACTTGCTTGTTTTAATTTTAACAATAAAATAGACGCGCCGGTATCATTTGGGTTCATGTTGTAGCTCATATTCAATTTATTATCTTTAAGCAGCGTAACAACATCATTCCATTCTTTTGTTCCTTTTTTACAATACACGACCTCGCCAGTACCGTCTGGGTCATTTTTTTCAAGTTTATCCTTACAGAAATAGTCGCTGGAGTTTGATGCACCCCATACCTCTACACAGTTATGGATCTGACCGTAATCGACGCTGGCATCTTCGCTGATAACCATACTCTTAAATGTATCCTCGTCCAGAACAACGGGGTCGTCGTAGCCAGATGGAATTTCTTTGCACACAAAAGTATCGTCGTCAAAATACATCTCGAAAGGAAAGTAGAGGTCTCTCAACTCCGTCAAAATGTTCCAGATGGTCGTGCCAGTATTATATTCTAGGTCGTGCGGAATTCGCCGCACCCAGTAATCTACCATACTCTTTGTCAGTCCTGAAAGTTCAAATGTCTCCTTAATGGAATCGCGAACATAGTGCGGCTTCTTTTTGTCATCTTCGTAATAGTTGACCCCATCCTTAACCACGAGCTTGCGGTCATACATCGGAATGCGCGTTGCGTATCCGGTCAGTGTTCCACCAAGCGTGCCGTCAAGCAAACAGGTCATATCAAGGCAAGAAAGGCTTAGTTTGTTCGTTGTGGCATCATAACTGTATCCATTTTGCTGTATTGCATATACGCCAGCGCCATACCAGTGTACACCATCTGTATCCACAAAGTTCGTGCCAGTTCGTATTTCAGCCTCACCAGAGTATAAAGCGTGATAGAAGTTATATATCTGAGTTAAACCATCTTTCAATTCCCATATCGTTCCTTGAATATCGTGCATTGAATAGCCAACAAATACACTTGTGTCATGGAAATATTTATCAAGCTCTTCTTTGGTACAGCCAGCAATCGCTGCAACATCGGCTGCAGATAATATCCTTCCTGCTGCGATACCACCCTCTACAGCAGCAATCATATTCTTTACACGTATTGTTTTCCCATAAATCGTACAGTCAACACCAAAACTATCAAGTTCAAGTATTTTACTTTGTAAAGTTGAACCATCTCTTTGAACTGCATCACAAGCTGCATTGAAAATCACTTCAATATAAGACCTGATATCTGCATTCAGCAGCGGAATAACAACATCTCCTCCGCCTATCAGTAGTGGAGTGTATGCAATCTCATACGTCTTGCCATTTGTTGTATAACCATCTGAAGATGCAACAACGGTCGAATATGTTCCAACATCTCCTTGCTCTTTCACAAAAGATGCATATTTCTCTTTATTTTCATCTGTCCAAATAATACGCTTACGGTTTATATTTTCGATATTGCCATACTGTTCATAACCGCCAACCTTATATCTCCACTTTGCTTGCCTTAACTCTGTGTCCTTTTCTTTGTATATCGCACTATTTTTGATTTTTGCATCGATCTCTTCTTCTGGTATTCTTACCGCGTCCGCCCCAACAAGCGGCATACTTGTTGGAGCTTTCATACCAATCTGTAAGCGCAGCATCT